TCGTCAGGAACGAAGATTGATCGTATCAACGGCCCGATATCTTTATTACGTGCAGGAATTTGTTGTAGGTTTGGATTTGAATAACTAAATCTACCAGTGACCGTTCCTCCTGTTTCACCACGCATTTGATTGATATCGGCGTGAATTCTACTGTGATAAGAATGTGTAAGAATTGTGTCAATAAAAGTTGTACGTGCTTTATTAAATTCTCTTGCTGTAACAACCATTTTAGCAAGTGGATGTTTATGTGTTACTAAAAAGTTTTTATCAAACTTTGGTTGATTAGACTTTGGTGTGCGCTCGTACCTAATATTTAATTTATCAAATGCTTTTGCTACACTAACGGCAGCCCATACATCAACATCAACACCTGTATCTTTTTTAATTTGTAATAAAAGTTTATCTTCTTTTTTCTGTAAATCTTTTTTTATTTTATCTGCTTTATGTAAATCAACACGTACGCCTTTTGTTTTCATATCTAATAAACATGGGAAGAGCCGTGTTTCGAGATCAAATATACTTGATAACTCTTGCTTAATTAATTCTACTTTAAAATGTTGCCATAAACGTAATGTTAAATCTGCATCCTGCTCAGCATAAGGACCAACATACATTGCTGGTAACTTATACATTTCTCCTTTTGCATCAACACCCCATTCTTTTGCGGCTTCATATAATAATGCTTCTGACTTTGTATCTTTTAAATAATCTTTACCTAATTCGTTTAGTGAATACCTAAATCTATTTTCATCTATAAGTGGTGCTGCAATTAAGGTATCAATAATTTTACCTTTTACTTCAACACCCCACCAACGTAACCAACCAACATCATATGATGCATTATGAAATATTTTATCACATGGTAAGTCCATGATCTTTTGTACTTGTCTTTTAAGTATGGCTTCATCAAAATTACCACCACCCTCATGTCGTATAGGAAAATACCCTTTCCAACCCTCTACAGCAATAGCGACACCGGCAACATATCCATTATTAATAGCCCAACCTGGACCTTTTGTTTTTATATCTGGATCATATGTTTCTAAGTCAATTGCAATTTCTTTAGCATCAGATAAATCTGGTACTCTCTCTGGTGGTGTCCATTCACTTGGTGGTTGAAATAGTGGTATCTGTGTCATCTTTATCCTTATCATTTATTTCACCAGCAATTGCTGCATATCCCGCCATGTCTATGTAACAATCTTCTGTGGTTCTATGTTTAAGTCTTGCTACTTTGACAAGCAACATACATATAGCTACATCATGTGCTGATACTTTGTTACCTAAGTAAGCACTCCACAAATCAGAAATATTTTTATGGTTTTCATATTTATTTCCATAATCGCGTTGTCGTTGACCGGTAACTATTTTTGCTGCTGTGTCTAAATATTCTCTAGTTTTCATCTTTCTCCTTTGGTTTTATAGATCGTAAATCATTTGTCAGCAGTTGTAAATCAAGTAGTAATATTTTTAACTGATGATCAACTTTTTCACGGTTTAGTTTTGGTAACTCAGCACGTATTTTTTTTACTTGCTTTTCTGTTACATTGACCTGCTTTAAAGCAGTCTCTATTGTAAACATTAAAATGCCTCCGTAAATTCTCTGTCCGATTGTGATCGAACAATGTTTAAAGTATTTCTTGCACGCGTCATTCCCACATAGAATACACGTCTTTCTTCATCTCTTTTTTTCCAATACTCCGCATCAGTTTTAAAAGATAAATCTGTTAGTAACATAACATTATCTGCTTCACCACCTTTTGATCCATGTATCGTTGACAATTTGATCCGTGGTGCGCGTCTAATGTTTTCTTTACGACGTAAACACATACGTACATAAGTTCTTTTTTCATCTGGAATATTTTCTAGTGCTTTGAACCAGGGTAATTCTTTATCTATTTTTAATCCATAATCTTTTGTTAATGTTTCATAAGTAAATAATTTTTCTTTATCAATATTCTTCATTGATTTATATTCTTTATCAACACCGGTTCCTGTTTTAATATAATTATAAAAAGCTTTTACTCTTTTAACATCAAGTGCTTTTCCTCTTCGTATATCTTCCCATGCAAGTATTGCTTCATGCACACGTTTATTAATAGATGTTCTATCTCCTCGCTCAAAGAAGTAACCATAAATTTTTAAATCTTCTTCTAACTTATCTAAACGATATCTATCTCTTGCAAGTATTAACCATTCTCCTTCTTTCATTTTTTGTAATTGTTCAACAGGATGAATGTTAACTTGACCTTTTTCATCACGCGCTGTCCATTCTTTATCAACTCTATCCTCTATACGTTTAATAAGTTTATTAGCTTTTGCATGAATTGATTGTGATAAACGATATGATTTATTTAATATTGTTCGTGTGCCTTCCATATTCATTAGGTATTCTGGCCTTGCACCTGCCCAACGATAAATAGCTTGATCATCATCACCTGCTACATAAACACGTTTTGCATTACTCACAACACGTTCAACCATTTTCCATTGTAACCAACTTAAATCTTGTGCTTCATCAATAATAACAACATCAAAACTTGGCATAAGGTCATAATGTTTTTTATTAAAATCAACAATCATATCTGTCATGTCATATTTATTTCTAGATCTTTTGTATTTAATTAATGCTTCATCAATATATTTTAATTTTAAAATACCGCCTGGTAGATGTCCGATACTTGGATCATTAAAAAAGTTTTCTGTTGTAAGTCCTCGTATCTTTGCGCCATCAATGACTTGCATGAACACATCATCCGGAAAACTTGTACCATAAGCCTTAAAGTTTTTATTTGGATTACTTAATTTAATTTGTAATTTATCCGATAGATGAGAATAATCATCATCACTCATAATGTTTTCTTCTTTTAAATGTAACTCTCTGTACGCTAAACTATGCAGTGTACGAAAGTTCATAAAGTCTTTTGTATTATAATTTAATTGTGAAATAGCACGCGACAATGCCTCATCTGCTGCTTGATTTGTAAAAGCAAGATACGCAATCTTATTTGGATTAACTTTATTTTCACGTAATTCTTTTTCTACAATGCGTAGCAAGTGTGTCGTTTTACCTGTGCCTGGTGGTCCGAAAATAATATTCCTCAAAACGGTGTCTCCTCTCCCATGTCTGGTGTAGAAAACTCATCACTGTTTTTTCTTATCCAAGGAACAAACCAAAGATAAGCTGTCTTACCTTTTATTTTTCTTCTTGTATCACCGCCGCCTAATTTATTTCTAATGTGGGCAGCCATTTCAGTTGTACTAAAATCTTTAAAATCATTTCTTTTTAAAAACTTTTGTAACCATTCTGATTTAAAATAAGCAGTCATTTTTTTCACAGTTATTTCTCTTTCACCCTTCTCATCTTTTATTTTATCAGTGTAATCTCTTTGCTCAAACAAAGCTTTACCCATATCAATTTCATCGACATGCTCTGCTTCTCCTTGATCTTCTAAAAATCTTTCTAATAAACTTTCAAATCTACCTGTCTTTGTAATTTCATGTGGCATTTGTATAACTTCAACATTATCTAATAATGATTGTAACCTACTATCCCAATCATTTGGTCTCATCATATTAGGCATGACATTTATTTCATTCATACAAGCACGTCTAAATTTATGTTGATCATACAACTGATCTGTTGACAATTTTAATCTTCTACCATCTATATTTAAAAACCACGTTGATTCATCACTTTCATACTTTGTTAAGTCACTAACTTGATGTTCAAATGTATTACCCACACCGTATTGTTTACCTTTACAAATATTTAATGAGCATACAGCACACATTGGTTGATCTTTACATTTATATTGATAATCTTTTTTCTCATGTTGTTTTATTGTTTTTAAAACTTGTTGTGCTGGTAAAGGTGACTCCATATATTTATAATTAAATTCTTCTATCTTTGCTGACCAATCATCTGGCCATTTCTTTTTTGCATATACAGCGTATTGATACAAAGTATTATCTCTCCCTCCAGGTGGTATTCCTTGTGACATCAGTGTTGATAAACAAGGAGGTCCATCATTTAATTCAATGTCATTTTTTCTTTTTAATTTAAAATTTTTTAAACTTTCTTCGGTCGTACAATAAGTGTCATATAAAGAAAAGAAATCATCAAGACTACTAGCATTACCATCGTCACTAAAGCCATGACGCATAGAATCATCACCACCGTGATAGGGAAGATTAAGAAAGTTTCCAGTATCTCCACGATCCGCTTGTATCTCAAT